GAATCCATATAAACCGCCTAAAGTTACGATAAATGCCGTGATTCCTGGCACCCCAACGGTTAAAACTTTTTTTGCTAAATCATATTGCGTGTTCGTCAATTTCATATTACTTCCCTCTTTCTTTCCATAAAGACTTTAATTGTTCCCCATGCTCAATCAATCGATCATTGTGTTTATCCAAGCGCTCATCATGTCGCTTTAATTCATCATGAATTGCAACACGATCTGATTTACTTGCTTCTAAATCTCTGGTTAATAAATC